CCGGTATTTTCCTTCTTTAGACGGAAGGCAGACATGATTAGCGATGTACCTTTTGAATTTCACGAACTAACGCACGAGGAAGATGTCTTTGGTGTTGAACCAGACAAATCTTCTCTCCGCAAGCCCTCTAAGGCTACAGCGGTTAAACAGAGAAGATCCGTTAGTATAAATCCTAGTTCAGGCTTGGTTGAAATAGCCCACTACGGCGGTTACCCAACTTACCATCCCCCTGGTAATACCGACCCGTGGGTTCGGACCACCATGAAACAGTTCCTCCCGGCAACATATTCGCGCATCTATGGCTTCACCAGACGGGGCCGGGGTATTCCCGGCATCTATGAAGGACTCATGAAGTACAACTCCGATGTTGTCCACCACACAAATTTGAATGACTACCAGCGTGTAGCTATGAAATCGGCGATTGACAAGGCGCGCCGTGCTTTTAAGCTACCGGTAAAATATCAACCTCTTGATTGGCACGAGGTGGGTCAGTTTATGAAGACTGACACCAGTGCCGGGATTACCTTTCCAGGTATGAAGAAGAGAGATTGTATGCCCCAGATTTATACTGAATCTAGGTGGCTAGGTCATCGAATGAAGCAGGGTGGCAAGACGCGATTCGACCCAAGAATGGTTCGCTTTCCTCCAGCTATGGCTGGACAGCGTGGACATATGTCTACGACTCAGGAAAGTAAGACCAGGTTGGTGTGGGTCTACCCCTCTGAGATGTTGGTTGTAGAAGGGTTGTATGCCCCAGTCATGTATAGAGAGTTAGCCTCTCTTCCTGACGGACCACTCCTCATTGGTCAGCCAGCACATCGGTTATATGGTAAATGGCTTGGTTCATTTTCCGATGGCTGCAAACTACACGGTCTCGACTTCAAGGCGTTTGATACCGGGGTGCCACCCTGGTTAATTCGTGTTGCGTTCGAGATACTCCATAACAATATTGATTGGCTCAACTGGCGTGGCAAGCCCACGACAAAGAGGTCACGCCAGAAGTGGCGCAATGTTTGGGATGGTATGGTGTGGTATTTCATCAACACCCCGATCCTTATGCCTGATGGTCGCATGTTCCGCAAGAAGCATGGCGTACCTTCGGGCAGTTACTTTACGCAACTTGTTGATAGTGTAGTTAACTACATTCTCATCATGTACCTTGCTGGGTGCCAAGGTGTCAATGTTCGTAATCTAAAGGTACTCGGTGATGATAGTATTTTCTCTTCCGCTCAGGTTCTGAACCTTGAGAGAGCGCAGGTTGATTCGACCGCCGTGAATATGAATATTAGCATCGATAAGTGCGACATAACCAGTGACCCTTCTGAGTTCAAGGTTTTGGGAACCAAGTACCGCGGTGGACATCCGTGGCGCGAACCAGATGAGTGGTTTAAGCTGGCACTGTACCCTGAAAACGTCCCGCCTGACTTGGGTGTCTCCATGTCTAGGCTGGTCGGTCTCTGGCTCGCAGGGGCGATGTGGTGTCGTGAATTCTGTGAATTCTTTCACTATTATCAGTCCTCCTTCGAGGTCCCTACCTCTGGTCTGTTTTCGAAAGATCAGAAGAAGTGGTTGGAGATCGCTTTCGGTGGGAAGGTATCCCCAGGATGGACAAGCAAGAAGTCCATGTTCTGGAGGTCAATCTTCTACACCCTCTAAACTTTCTTGTTCAAAACGCCTGTTTTGACAACTTTCGGTTAATTCCGC